AGCTCGTTTCGGATCTCCTGCGGCGTTTCCTCTTCCCACTCCGGCAGAGGCCGGGAACAGTTGATATATTCCCGATAAACATCCAGATTCGGATCATCCGGATTGAGGGTTGCCATAAAGTAATCACAGCGCATGGCAGCCTCACGGACAAAATCTATATCGGCTGTGTTGACCTCATCAATATACAGGCAGCCGTACTGACCGCCAAGAGCCTTCTGCCACTTCTTCTTGTCCCCATATCCCATGACATA